TAGGATAGTTGCAACAGCAGGTGAAGTAACTAAGAAATTAGCACCACCTCTAAGTGTTTTTTGATGAATTTTGTTAGATACTTTTTGAAGTTTAGTTCCTAAAGTTTGGAACCACTCTCCTTGCGTATTATAATATCCGCCTGCTTGTACATCTTTTCCAACAAATTTATTTTGTGATGGAGAAAAGAATTGATTAGATTGAGCTGACCAATATTCAGTTGTTACTGCACCATTGATTAACATATCTAAAATTTCAAGATCAATTTCCATTGATACATATTCACTTAACATTGAAGTTAATTCAGCTTCAGCGTCAATTGAATGATATGCATTTAAATCTTGAGCAAATTCAGGAGTCCAAACAGCCTTTAGTTTTCTAGTCTTAGCAACTATAGGATCTGATTGCATTTCTAAATTAACTTCTGGAATGTCAATATCAGTACCATTATTGATACCTGTACCAGCTCCAGATCCTTTGAAAGGATTTGAGTCTTCGAAGTCGCCTCTAGATATATCAGATGGTTGAGCACTATATTTTACAATATATTTGCCATCAACAGGATTTAAACTATCTGATCCAGTAATTACAAACTCAACGTTAGTTTTAGCAGCATTTAATCTTGTAAATGCACTTATTTGATTAACAGTACCACCTGATCCAGATGTTATAACAAATGATCTTACTGCGGTATTGTCTGATCCAGATAATGATGATAATGCTATGCTAACAACCTTATAAGGGTTAGCAGCTAATATATCAGTATATGCAGAATCATAATTTACAGATGCAGAAGTTGCAGTTGCAACAGTACCTGAAGCAGTTACTGCGATTTCATTAATTGAGTACCCAAATCTACCAGCACCATAAAGACCACCTGATGGGTCATTTTCTGTAGTAGTTATACCAAACATAGAATCTGCAGCACTTTGTGGTCCAAAAGGATCACCTGTTTGTGCTAGACTATCTGCGTTATCGTCATCGAATCCTGGTTGTGCAGTACCGTATTTGAAATCCAAATAAAATACTAGACCTGATGGCAAGTTCATTGGTTGTACAGAAACAAATTCTTTTGCTGCAAATTCAGCAAAGATTCTTCTTACCAATGGAAGTGCTACACCAGCCCATTCTTCTGATCCTTCTGTCGTACCAGTTGCAGACGCTTCTTTTACAAGTTGTCTAGCCTGGTTTTCAAGAAGCTGAGCCATTCCGGCTTTTTCAGTTTCTCCTTTTAATCCTTCAAGGAGTCCTGTTCTTTCCCATTTATTAACAGTTGCTTTAGCTGCATTTCTTTGGGAAGGATTATTATCTTCTAATAAAGATGAAATTTCCATTTTTTTATTTTCCTTTTTTAATCTAGTAATCCGGCTAACTTCTTCCATCTGTTAGCTAATTGATTACCTTCATTGATTATTGATTTAGATACAGGTGCAGTTGATCCAGCTGGTTTAGAGGCAGAACCTTCTTTTACCATTTGTCTCTTTTTTACAGGAACTGTAAAATTTTCTGCTAATGTACTAAATACTAATTTAACTTCTCTTGTATTACCAGCTCTATCGAAATTTTCGATAACCGTCATTTTTTGACTTTCTGATAATTCAAAATTTCTGAATAATTTATTCGTGTAAAGAAGTTTTGCATTTAAAAGATTAACTTCGTTGATAGTGTCTCTTAAAGATTCAATAGTGTCATATGCTTCAGTTAATTCTTCAGTCATTTCTTCTACTTTTTCTTTAGATTCTACATCTTCATGCTCACCTTCTTCTACTTTTTCTTTAGGCTCGTCTTCTTTGTCTTCTTCAGAAAGAATTTCTTCAATGATTTCATCAATATTGAATTCTTCATTTTTCATTTCTTTTGGTTCTGACATTAAATCATTTCCTTTTGAATCTGTAGAATCAGCTGCGTCATGATTATGATCATCTTCAGTTAATTCTTCTTCATTTAAATCTTCTTCTAACTCTCTTATGATTGCTTCTAATTCTAGATCTTCTTCAACACTACTATTAGGATCAGATGGATCTTCATCTACATCATACATCATGCCTTCCATTTCCATGTCATCTGCAACTACTGGTTCTTCAGCAGGCATTTCCATATCCATTTCAACATCCATTTCTGGTGCAGGTGCTTCCATATCTTCTCCACCTTCTGCTTCAGGCTCATACATAACGTCATGTTCTTCGACAGGTGTGTCAGCTACTGGAGCTGCAATGTCGTCTTCCATTTCGTCTTCGTATAAATCTTCAGAAAGTTTTGTTGATAGCATTGCTTCAATTCTAGGGGCAAAAGCTTCTTCAAGAGCTATTTTAGCGTTTGCTAATGCTGTTTCCTTAACGGCTTTGGCATCTGCAATTGCTTCTTTTAGTAAGTCCGAT